GAAAGAAATCAACGAAGAATGATAATTAACTTGAAAACAAAGGCTCCCCATCACCGGAAATTATCCAGTGGTGGGGAGTTTTCGTGCGTTTATGAAGTTATGCATCCACATCAATGCTGACGCCGGATTTCAATTCAACTGTGATGCGGTCATCCCAGATGGTGATCTGCTTGATCCAGCGTCGAACCAGTGCTTCATCAAATTCAGTAAGGGGGGCGGTCTGCTGTGAGATGTAATCCTGCAGGTCATTAATTCGCTTTATCTGTTCGTCCCTTGCGGCGGTATCGACGGTTGTTTTCTGGCGGAGTTCTCGGAGCCTGAAGATTTCATCCGCTATTTCGTCGTAGGCCTCTTTGCTGTTGGCCTTCTGAATCAACTCTTGTTGCAGCGCCATCAGCTTTTCGTCAATGCTGTCAATGGCAGTTGCCTGTGAAGCACGGATGACTGCGGCAATGTTAAGCTGGAGCTGTGCCTGATAATTGCTTTTGTCACCAAGCATTTGATTGATGGCTTTGACAACGGCATCCTGAAGAACCAGCTCATTGATGGTTCGAGCGTGGCATTCAAGCCCGGTGGATTCTAGCCTGCTGATGCAGCGCCAGACAATGGACTTGACGCCTCGGTTGTTCCAGTGAAGCCTTCGGAACATTTCACCACATTCTCCGCAGATGACGATTTGTGAGAAGCAGTGGTTGCAGCTATAGCTTCGTTTTTTGCCATTGGCACTGGTTTTTACCACTCGTCTGCGGACAAGTTCTTCCTGTACCTGCAGGTAAATGTCTTTTGGAATAATGGCTTCGTGGTCGCCTTCTACATAGTATTGTGGAACAAGCCCGTTATTTTTAACTCTGGTCTTGTTTAGAAAGTCGGTGGTGTAGGTCTTTTGGAGTAAGGCATCACCGATGTACTTCTCATTACGGAGAATTTTGTTGATGGTGCTTGTGTGCCACTTTTTTCCTCCGGCACCGGTAAGAATACCGTCACGCTCCAGGCCTGCAGCAATCTTGTCCATACTGAGACCTTCTAAGTATTCTCGGTAAATACGCTTTACAGTTTCGGCCTGTTCTGGATCGATGACTAAATTCCCATCTGCGTCCTTTGTATAGCCAAGGAAGCGATTGTGGTTGATTTGTACCTTGCCTTGCTGGTAGCGATATTGTAATCCCAGCTTGACATTCTGACTTAAGGACTGCGATTCCTGCTGGACCAGAGAAGCCATGATGGTGATAAGAACCTCGCCTTTGGCATCCATTGTGTTGATAGACTCCTTTTCAAACAGAACAGGTATGTTCATGTCTTTGAGTTGCCTTATGTATTTCAGGCAGTCCAGTGTGTTTCTGGCAAATCGGCTGATGGATTTGGTAATAATCATATCAATGTTACCAGCTTTACAGTCATCAATCATGCGATTGAATTCTTCTCGCTTTTTGGTGTTGGTGCCGGATATACCGTCATCAGCATAAATTCCGGCAAATTCCCAATCCGGATTCTTTTGAATATATTCTGTGTAGTGCTCGACCTGAGCTTCATAACTTGTAGCCTGTTCATCGCTGTCTGTACTGACACGGCAGTACGCTGCGACTCGGAGCTTTGGCTTTTCTTCTTCCTGCTTTCGAGCGTTACTTCCAACCTGTCGCCTTGCAGGAATTAACATTACATTTCCCATTATTTACTCTCGCTTTCTATGAGGCTGTACAGATATTCTGCCTGCTTGACGGGATTGTCATAAAGGGCAGCAACCTCACCCATATGGAAACGGGTAGGTATCTGTAGCTTCCTCATTTGTGTTTTCTTATTATTTCGTCCGAGTGCTGTGGCTCGGCTCTTGCGTTCTTCTTGTGCTTTTTGGTAGGTATCCTTATCGATAATAGCAGGATAGAAACTGTCTCCAAGATAATGGGTGGTTTCCATCAATCGCTTATCAATACCTTTTTCTGCGGTTCGTTGATTAACCAGTGCATTTGCTGCGTCGAAGTCTGAATGACTGATAATCGCTTCGTGATGATCCGGAGCCATGTACTGATCAACCTCACCATAATTTGTGTGCCGATTGAAGGTTTCATCCGTATAGGTCTTTTGAAATATGACATCTCCAGTATATTTTTCATTGGCTAGAATGCCTCGAATAGTGCTGGAAGTCCAGTGATTGTTTTTCTTGGATGGAACCTTTTCTGCGTTTAGCTCATCTGCAATAGCGTTTGTGCTTTTTCCGGAAAGAATATCAGCAAATATCCTTTTTACGACAGCCGCCTGATCAGGATCCAGATGATATTCCTCCCAGACCTGAGCTAAAACCGGGAACTTTGCGAGCCTCTGCTGGATGCCCATTTCCGTTTCTACATCACGGATGTTATATTTCTTGAACAGGGCCCACTTGTCCGGAGCGTGGAAAGGGCGGTTTCTTGTGCGTTGACCATTGGCTTTGGTAGGAGCACAAGGCTGGCAGAAGTATTTGATGAGATCTTTACCTTCTGAGAACTTTTGCTTTTCAAGTCCCAGAACAGCGCCGACACCCTCTAGTGAGAGAGGAAGCCCCATCGTGGCGGACCATATCATAGAGCAATGCCAGCTTTCCGGTTTTAGATATTCTCCGGTCGGGTAACCTAAGAAACGAGAAAGACAGATGCGCTCAAAGGTAGCGTTGAAGGCCCACTTGATGACATTTTCATCTTCCAAAGCAAGAAGAATCTCTTTTGGGATCTGTTCTCCGCAGGCAAGATCGATGACCTGAACGGGTTGGCTATCTACACTGTAGGCAAAGAGCAAGATTTCAAAATTGGGAGACTCCACATAACGATAGACACCAGTTTTCTGAAGTGGCACATCACTGTAAGTCTCAATATCAATACTAAGTGTTTTCATGAGATTGTCCTTTCTACAAAACAGGCAGCAGAGAAATCCCTGCCGCCTGCCGTGTTACTGTTTATCTCTATTGGATTTATATTTATTGATGTCACGACGAATGTGGTATACAGCATAACGAACAAGGTAAAAAATGATTTTTCCTACGTTGTAGATGATGAAGCCATATACCGCCGCAAAAAAGGTATAGGCGATGACATTAGCAATAAATAGATTTAAGATTTCTGCAAATTCATTCATAGATTGTCTCCTTTTGTCAGAAAATGTGCTGGCGGCAGTGAGTCCACCGCCAGCAGGTTGATAAGTTACTTAAAGTCTTTCATGCGCTTTTCGTGGTATTCGAGGTCGCGCTTGTCCTTTTCCTGCTTACGCTTTTCACGTTTATGGTCATTGATGATACTCTGAATCATAGAGACTGCAGTAGCAAGGCCAACACATGCGAAGCAGCCGATACAGATGTTTACAAGAATTGTGCTAATCATGATTGTTTCCATAGTTTGTCACCTCCGTTAGTCAAGAAAATCATCATCGTCATCAGTTGCAAAGTCAGATTCAGCAGAAGCCTTACCACCAAGAGGCTCGCCATCACGAATCTTCTGCAGATTGTTAAGGCCGCATGCGATGCCCTTATTACCAGAGCTGTTGAAGGCATAGAAGCTGATGCTGGCACGACCGTAGACTCCAGAGTAAACCTCAGAACGAGTGAGGATAGGATTGCGGTCTGCATCTACGATGCCCGGAGCAGAGGTCGCATTGGCATTTACAAAGTAGCTGCCAGCGTAAGCAGGGTTGTCCGGTCTTTCAAGATCTCCGTCACGAAGAGGAGTCTTAAGTAGGGAAAGAGCTGGTATGGACTTGCCATTGCCCTTGAGCTTGGATTCACCTTCACGATATGCAGCCTCGATAGCAGCTTCAATCTTTGCTACAGTCTTTGTGTCGGACTTCGGGATAATCAGGCTGACACTGTACTTCGGAGTGCCACCGTTGATGGATTTCGGTTCCAAGACGTTGACGTAGCTCCAGCGTGTGTTAGGACCAGTGATAACCTTCATGGGATTTGTCATTTTTGCATTTTTACTCATTGTCATATTCCTCCATAAAATCATTTTTTGCTGTGTTCATTGCCGGGCGTTTATCGCTCTCTGGCACAAGAGTAGGTTTGCCTTGTGGCTTTTCGATATAGGCTGCAAGGAGCTCTTCAAATCGAGCTTTGCCGAGCAGTTTCTGCATGGCTGTGATACCAAGCAGTTTCTTTTCGTAAGGGTCAAAACCAGCAGCTTCGACAGCTTTTGATACGGCGTCTTCGTTGGTATATCTGCAGTTGGAGCGACCCTCGACCAGCTTCCAGCCAGTCCATTCTTTACCGCTGATTGCCTGTTGGAGTGCATACTCCTTGATGTCATTGGCCCAAGAGACCAGTTCATCAACACGGGAAAGGATAACTTCGATTTCCGAATCTTCCAACAGAGGCGGTAGCTTGAAATCGTGCTGTGCGAGTAAAAGATTGGCTTCTGCTCTAGCCCTGCATTCATGCTTTGCCTTGCAGAATCCGCACCATTCACCACACAGGAAGTTCCCATCACCGGCAAAGGCAAGGTCTGCGGTAGGCTTCAGAACTTCATCGGCCCACTGATAGAGATCATCTTTGCTGACCTCATAGGTGGAAACATTCTGGCGTCTGGGCTGATAGATGGTCATGCTGACCGTATCGATGTCGTAAATATCGTCGAAGAGTTCCAGTGCGCCAAGGGCGTAGCACTTCATCTGAGGATTGTCCTCAGCGGATACGAGGATTCCAAGACCGTGTTTGTAGTCAATTACATGCATGGTGCCGTCGCTGATGAGAATGGCATCAGAAGTTCCGAAGCCTTGTTCTACCCAACGGGAGAAGTCCACTCGCTGTTCAATCAGAACAACAGGGTCGGAGCAAGTCTGCTTGGCCTCTTCCAAAAGCTCCATGATGAAGCAGACATACCCGTTGGCACAGTCATCCATTTCATCGTTATACCAGTCGAGATTCTTGGTAGGATCTGTAGCTTTCATGCCGAGTGCTTTACGGAGCTTGTACTCACAAAGAGAGTGGGCATCGGAGCCTTCTGCAGCATAGTTGCTGCCTTTATCCTTGTAGGTTTCGCAGAGCCTTGCTGACGGTGGACAGTGGAGCCAGCGGTCAGAAGAGGATGCGGAGAGGATTGCATGTCCTTTAGGTGACATATTAGAGCACCTCCGCTTCCCTGAGCAGGGCTTCATAATGTTTCGGGTCTACGAGTGACAACTTGCTTGCACCGTACTTTTTAAGAAGTTCTCGAATTTCAGCTGCATGTCCAGTACGAGATTTATCAGCCAGAACAGCTCGAACCTCCTCAAGAGTCAGTGTAGGTTTCGCAGGAGCGGCAGGGACTTCTGCTTTTTCAACGGCTTCGGATTCTTCTCCAAACTGCTGTGCGAGCCAGTTTGCTGCATCATTAATAGCAGTGGCAGCATTTCTCAGCTCTTCGATGGCCATAGCCATATCGTTCATTTTTGACATTTACTGTTTCTCCTTCCTCGGATTGTCTGTGTGCGGCGATGATTCTGAGATTCTTTGCCATTCTTGCGGATACCTGGCTGATTGTAGTGAGAGTAGCAATCACTTCTGCGACAGTGCCGCTTCTGTTGTGAAAAGTTCGATTCACGATGTTCACCTCACTTTCTGTAGGTCGCTTTGTTTCGCCTTACACTACTCAATGGAGGTGAGATTGCCGTTTGGCCGAAAAAATTTAAGAAACTTTTTTGAAAAGAAAAATCGTCCTCTGAAGAATCAGAGGACGACCATTCATATTAGATGTAGTCCTTAAGCTCGGAACGGAGCTTCTTGAACAGTTTGTCCCTACGATATACAAAGGTATTACGAGAGAGGCCCATTTCCTTTCCGCAGTCTCGTTCAGATTTTCCCTGCATAATAAGCTGACAGATAAGACGACCTTCCGGATCCAGCTCATTCAGCTTTGCATAGAGAGCATGAAGAAGTTCTGCATCCTCCAACACTTCAGCGATAGCTGTAGATTCATCCGGAACATCGTCGAGCCAGCTCTTTTCGTTTCCGTCACTGTCGCTAATGGTGTTGTCGAGAGAAAGCTGATCGCCAGCTTTGGCATAAGGACAGGTTAAGCAATCCATGTCGCATAAGTAGCGCTTGCTTGCAGGGCAGACACAGCGGCCATGCTCTTGCTGACGTTTGCGATAGGCGTTGATGTCACGATAGTAGTTCGTATAGAATTCCTTGTTTACATCCACCCAGCTTTTGGATTCCTTGATGTAGATACGATACTCTTTACTCTGATTGTCTTTGTTTGCCATAACATTTACCTCCTGTGATTGGCATAGATTTGTGACCAGTCACAGGTGGAAACAGAGATTTCGGGCATATTTCGCTGTAGAGTTTATTGTTCGTTCATACTCGCTACATTGAAAATAATGTCGAAAAGTGTTATAATGATTTAATAGGGTTTGTTGGGGTTTGCTCTGGTTTATATTCATCAGATTCAACGGCCGACAAACATCAAAAAATCCCTGTGGCTTTTCACAGGGCTAGAAAATAGTAAGTTGAGTAGGCCTGCCATTCACAGTTGAGTAAGTTGAGTAGGTAAATTTGGTTAGAGGGACAATCAATGACAAAAAATGAAAATTTAAGACTGTGTGGCGGTACGTTTTTCACCTTGCTTTTAGAGGCTAGAAAGCAACTGCTGGGTGCAAATGAACACTACGCAGGAAAAAAAGATGGATTAACTGAATATGAAACTTTGATAGGTTTGGCCAGAGTGATACGTTCTGATTTAGCGACACCAATGCCGACTGAAATTAAAACAATTCAGGGTAACGCTTCAGAATATAAGAAATGCAAGAATGCAGGCGGAGGCTACTTCCCGTTCGGTGATAAAACGGCATTGAGAGTTTTTGACGAAAGAGTGAAGAACGAGTATGTGGATACATTGAGAAAAATGTGCCGCTTTGTGGATGACTTCATTGATGCTGGAGGAGATATAAAAAAAGACGAGCTGCTCGTGAAAGCACTCGTCGAACTAATATCGTTGGATAATTGCATTGATGATAGCCAACCTTTCTATATCAAAGAAGATGGAACAACAGCGCAGAAAAAAGAACTCATAAATATGAAAGAAATTCCTTTGCAGTCATTTCTATTAGGTGTATTTCATTATTCGGTATGTAGTGTTGATAATGTAGTTGGGGCTGAAACATTCGATTCCTGGTGTCCGTCCGCTGGTGGAGCAAAAAGGACTTACAAAGGAGATATTGGTGCCGATTGGCCAGTAGATATCAAACTCAAATACATTCAGCTTGAAGATGATGATGTTGCTGATAATAAAGCCGATAAATCGCCAGATGATATAATTGTTGAAGAAGTCTATGAAGAACCTCGTCAGGAGGAAGAAAAGTCAAAACAGCAAATGGTTTTCAACTTTAATGTGACTGGAAATAATAATAGCTTCATTCAGCATGTCGATAGCATTACGAACAATTATTATGGAGGGCAGAAAAAAGATGGAGAATAAATTACAGCCATCACAACCGGGAGTTTTGCAAACGCAAACACCGAATACAACATTTAATTTGCCCGGTAACAATAATACGTTAGTAGCTCATACGGATGCAGTGAATAATACCTATAGTGTAATGATGGTGGGCGGAGCACCACCCAGGCCGGGAAGTCCTAGCGCAGCGCATACCATTACATTAAATACAGATTTTTATAATCTTCTGGTTGTCGGGGATGATGAATTAAATCCTCAGTACTGTCATTGCCTTGTTCGCAAGGATAGAGCAATAACGGAAAGTACGTCAAAAGAATTGAAAGCAGCTTATGCGACTTTGTCGGATGATGCAATTTCGGTGTTGAAAACCTATCCAGCAATTATTGCGACTGAGAACCACGCTTATGGCAAAACGGACGCAGACCACTATGCAGCTTATGGGTTGATTGTTGATGTGAAAATTCAGGACAACGGTATCAAAGTATATTATCAAATACTCAACTGGATACCACAGCAGAAAATAAATGAACTTCGGTTTGAACTCGGAATCGAAGGCTGCAGCGGAACGAATGAATTGAATCGTATGCACTGGGCAATAAAAAAGATAAATGCAGTAGAGGTATTAAGGGAAGCTGGGATACAAGTCTTTTCTTTATAAATACGCAACCACTCATCTGGAATCGAACATGGAGGAATAATATGAGTGCAGAATATGAAAACATGCAAGTTGAAAAATGGGTAAACCTTGAAGATGTAGCAGAACACCTAAGTTTGAGTCAGGATACAGTCCGTACTTGGATAAAAGAAGGAAAATTACCTGTATATAAAGCTGGAAAACGATATAAATTCAAAATCTCTGAAGTTGATGAATGGGTCAGAGAAGGAAAAATTAAAGAATAGAAGCAGGAGGTAGATTTGTATATGAACCCTAAAATGAAATCAGCAATAGAAAAAATAACGTTAAACGATGCCACATTTTCCAATGAGGTTATAGAACCGACGTATGTAAATTTCTTCTATGGGAAGAATGGTGCAGGCAAATCTACCATTGCACGAACGTTTAAGGCAAACGATGAGCATTTACAGTGGCAAGCTGGGAAGGCATCAACTGACTATGATGTTCTTGTGTATGATACAGATTTTATAAATGCTAACTTGCGTAACTATGGAAATCTTGCTGGTGTATTCACCGTAAATGAAACTAATATTGCTATTCAAGAGCAGGTCGATACACTCAATGCAGAACGCAAGAAAATGGGCGAGGAATATAACGGACATAAGGCCGCTATAGACCAGAAAACAGCGGATAAGAATACCGCTTTATCGACATTTCAATCAGACTGCTGGAGCAAGAGTGCGGAAGCCAGAACGTTATTTGATGAAGCCATCAAGGGTAAAAAGAAGGCGGCATTATTTACTCAAGAGATTTTAGCGATTACACCGGTCGCTCATAACTTTGATGAATTAAAAGCTCTATACGGTACCGTTTTTTCAGGTGATGCACAGCAGTACAATATGCTGTCTAAGGCAGGCAAAGTTACCTATGCATCTCTGCCCGGATATGAATTGATGAGTAAACCAATCTCCAGCAGCAGTGATACAGACTTTGCAAAATTTATTAAAGCGTTAAAAGCTACTGATTGGGTGAGAAGTGGTCATACTCATTTTGCTGGACAGACAGATGGAAAATGTCCATATTGCCAACAGAAACTTCCATTAAATTTTGATAAAGAAATAGCTGCGTGCTTCGATGCGCAGTATCAGGATGATATCTCTGCGATTAATGCTTTTCAAAGAACATATGAATCAGAGATGGATTCTGTTGTAGCAACGCTGGAAGGTAATGTATCTGCTGCTATGCCAGGATTGGACTTGTCAGAATATGAGGTCAAGGTACAGCTTCTCGTAGATGCTATTACTATAAATAGACAGAGAATTGCAGCAAAGATTAAAGAACCTACAACGATTGCCTCGTTGGAAGATACCGATAGTTTGCTGATTGAGATTGGCACGCTGATTGATGGGTTTAATAAGAAAATCAAGGAAAACAACGAGATTGTCAGTGATCTCAAAACAAAGAAGGGTTTGTGCAAAAAGCAGGTGTGGGAGTATCTTGCAGAGCTCTTGAAAGCTGATGTAGCTGCGTACAACAAAGCACTGTCTGATTTGGACACTGAAATAAAAGCATTGAAAGATAAAATGGAACAGTTAAAAAAGGATGCTACTGCCAAGAAGAAAGAGGCCAATGAACTAAACAAACAGATTGTGAATACTGAGGCCACTATCGATAGCATCAATGTTCTGCTTGATAATTCTGGTTTTGAAGGTTTCCATCTTCGTGCAAAGGACGGAGTAGCAAATACATATGAGGTTATTCGGCCGGATGGAACTGTTGCAGAAAAACTGAGCGAAGGTGAAAGAAACTTTATTGCATTCTTGTATTACTATCACCTTGTGAAAGGAAGCCTTAATAGTGAAGCTGTAAAAGATAAAATTGTTGTTATTGATGACCCGGTATCCAGTATGGATAGTGGAGCATTGTTCATCGTCAGTGCTCTGGTCAGAGAGATGATTGAGGTTTGTTACAACAATACGGACTATCGAAGCCATAAAGTCGACGGCGACTATATTAAGCAGATTTTCATTCTGACTCACAATGTTTATTTCCATAAGGAAATTACGCATCACCAAGCAAAGAGATATCACAGCGTTTCGTTCTATATGATTCGTAAGATAGAAAACATTTCTTCAGTTAAACTTTGTGTGCGTCAGAGTCAGAGAGTACCTACCGAGCAAGAGAACTATAATCCAATTCAAAACTCGTATGCTGCTCTGTGGGATGAATATAAGGAACTGAAAACAGCAAATACGGTGAAGAATGTAATCCGACATATTCTTGAATACTACTTTATTCAGATATGTGGCTACGAAGGAAACGACCTTCACAAGATTGTTCTGGAACAGAATAAGCTGTTGTTTGTGGATGAAGTGGAAGGACAGAAGCCTAATTATGACCGATACAACCTTGCTTCAAGCATGCTCACATATATGAACGACGGCCCAGCTGTTATAAGTGATGGCTTCAACTATATTGATGATGGCAGTGATGTGGAACAGTGCAAAAAAGTGTTTGAGTTGATTTTCACTGCCATGCATCAGGAACAGCACTATAAGATGATGATGGGAATCGAGGACTAAGTCCCGATTTTTGGACACTTAAACATATAAAATTAACAATGACTAGGGTTAGGAAGCTCTTAGTCTGATTGGAGGAAAATATAATGGCACAAAAGCAGACTATCGATGCAATGTGGGACGATAGCCCTATCGATGTATCAACAGAGGTGAATTTTATCTGGTCTATTGCAAATAAGCTGCGTGGTACATACCAGAGTGATAAATATAAAGATGTAATCATTCCGATGGTTATTATCAGACGTTTTGAGTGTGCGCTGGAACCTACCAAAGATAAGGTGGTTGCACAGTTTAAAGCAAATCCAAATTACCCAGCAAAAGCTATGTATCGTATTTCGGGATTTCAGTTCTACAATACTAGTGAATTTACACTGGCAGAGCTGATTAACGATGCAGACCATTTAGCTGCAAACTTCAAAGCATATTTGCAAAGCTTTTCACCAAATGTTCAGGAGATTATTGTATCTGCTGAGAAAGGTTTGGACTTTTATAAGCAAATTGACAAGATGGATAAAAATGACCGTCTGTTAAGTGTCGTTAAAGCATTTTCAGATCTGGATTTAAATCCTCGCACAATTGATAACGTAAAGATGGGATATATTTTCGAGGATCTAATTCGTAGATTTTCTGAAAATGCCGAAGCTGGTGATCACTATACCGGACGTGACATCATCAAATTGATGGTAAATATTCTGCTTGCTGAAGGATGTGATGATATTTTTGATGATGGAAAGGTCATCACAGTTTTAGATCAAGCCTGTGGTACCGGTGGTATGCTTTCTACAAGCTATAATTTCATTAAGAGGTACAATCCCACTGCGGATGTGCGTCTTTTTGGTCAGGAAATCAACCCGGAATCTTATGCTATCTGTCTTGCAGAAATGCTCATCAAGGGCCAAAATGCTGAGAATATATGGTATCAGGATACAATGAAAAAAGATTGTTTTCCTGAAACAAAGATGCGCTTCGTCATTGAAAATCCTCCATTTGGTACACCTTGGGGAGGAAAGGATGCCGCTGAAGGTGTAGAAAAAGCAGTTAATGATGAATACGCAAAGGGACATGATGGCCGTTGGGGTGCTGGGCTCCCTGGTTCCGGCGATATGCAGATGCTGTTTTTGCAATCTGCTATTGACAAAATGGATGATAACTTTGGTCGTGCTGCTATTATTGAAAATGGTAGTCCATTATTTTCAGGTGGTACAGCTTCTGGCGAAAGCCAAATTCGTCGTTGGATGTTAGAAAACGATTTAATCGAAGCAATTATTGCATTGCCAACAGATCTGTTTTACAACACGGGCATAGCTACATATATCTGGGTGCTTTCAAAAAATAAACGTGCTGAGCGCAAGGGCAAGATTCAGTTGATAGATGCTTCGTCCTTCTTCCACAAATTGCGCAAGGCTCTGGGTGATAAGAAAAATGAAATATCTCCGGAAGACCGCAGCACCGTAACGAAGCTCTATGCAGAATTTGCAGAAAACGAGTACTGCAAGATTTACGACAACGAGGAGTTCATTTACCGTGAGTACACGGTTATGCAGCCTCTTCAGCGTAGCTATGCCATTACAGAGGAGCGTATCGAAGCTATGCTGTCTAAGGGTGCGCTTTCTTCTCTCTATGATCAGGCTAAGGTTAATGAATTGGAGAATGCTGAAGAACTAACTGGCAAAGAACAGAAAAAATTGGAATCATTCCAAAACAATCAGGCCTTATACGATGAGATTATTACTACATTGAAAGCTGTCACTTCAGAACAAGTATATAATTCACCGACTGAGTTTATGCCTGTACTGACTAAGGCACTTGCTTCGGCAACATCTGATAAAAAATTGCTCGACAAGATTGCTAATGGCCTCTCTATTATGGATAAGAATGCAGAAATTCAACGTGACCGCAAGGGAAGGATTATTTACGACAAAGAAACCAAGGACACCGAACTGGTGAAATGGGAGGAAAGCATCGAAGATTATATGGCACGTGAGGTTTTGCCTCATATCCCGGATGCCGCCGCTTTCTTTGAGGAAGATCTTGGAAAGAAAAAACCTGTCATCAAGACCGGTGCTGAAATCCCATTCACGCGGTATTTCTACAAATATCAGGCATCAACGCCAAGTGAAGAATTGGAAAACAGATTTAAGAAATTGGAACTTTCCGTGACCGAGCGTGTGAGTAAATTGTTTGAGTAAAGGGGGCTTCCACAGGTATGTTCAAATTCATATTTGATTTGTTGACCGACCCTCTGGGACTGCCGATAGAATGGTACTGGGAGTATATCGTTTTGCTCGTAATCGGTGCGGTTGCATATGCAGTCGCTTACCGTTGCGTGGGCGATATGTACAGCGGTGGAATGATTGACGGCAGCACAAGCGGATCCTTCTTTCACTGGCTGATTCGGCTGATTCTATTCGTCATTCTTTGGGCAGTTACTTACGGAATTATTGCAGTGGTAAAGTGGCTGACAGATAATTGGGTGTTGGTACTGAGTATTTTAGGCGGCGTTGTCGCTACTGTTGGTATTGCTGCTGTTATCGCAATAATAGTCCGCAAGCGAAAGAAAAAAGTTGGAACGGAGGTGTCAGATGATGAGAGAAACTAAGGATAGTGGACTGGAGTGGATTGGAGAAATTCCTGCTGAGTGGGGGGTATCAAAAATTGGGCAGGTCTATAGACTGAGAAACACGAAAGTCAGTGATACAGATTATCCGCCACTTTCTGTTACGAATAAAGGGATTGTTCCACAACTGGATACCGCCGCTAAAACAAATGCACATGATGATCGCAAACTCGTCAGGAAGGGTGACTTTGCTATTAACAGTCGTTCCGATAGACGTGGATCATGTGGCATTTCTGACTATGATGGTTCGGTATCGCTGATAAATACCATTCTTGCGCCCCTTGGAGAGATGAATCCGGGATATTATGACTGGCTGTTTCATACAGTTCAGTTTGGCGACGAATTCTATAAATTTGGTCATGGCATAGTTGATGATCTTTGGACAACTGGTTGGCAGGATATGAAAAAGATCACCATACCAACGCCGCCTCTTGCCGAACAGCGCTTCATTGCCGATTTTCTCGACACCAAATGCGCCGAAATCGATGCACTGACCGCCGACATCCAAACCCAGATCGACACGCTGGAGCAATACAAGCGGTCTGTTATCACCGAAACTGTCACCAAAGGACTGAATCCCGATTCCGAGATGAAGGACAGTGGGATTGAGTGGGTCGGTGCAATTCCTGCACATTGGTCTATCCACCCTGTTTATACTTACTTTGGTGAACGAAAGAATAAGAACAGTTTTGGTCGTGAGGACAATTTGTTATCGCTGAGCTATGGCAGAGTTATCCGCAAAGACATTAACACCAGCGATGGATTATTGCCGGAGAGCTTCAACACCTACAACATTGTTGAAGCTGGTGACATTATTATTCGTCCCACCGATTTGCAGAACGATAAACGCAGCCTGCGCACTGGGCTTGTAAGGGAACACGGCATCATTACTTCTGCATACATTGATCTTTATCCGCTCAAGAAAGTCGATTCGAGGTATTTCCATTTTCTTCTTCATGCGTATGACATCATGAAGGTGTTTTATAACATGGGAAATGGCGTCCGCCAAGGACTAAATTACTCGGAATTTTCTCGACTTATGGTTTTTGAGCCGCCTTATGACGAGCAGGTGGCAATGGCGGATTATTTGGAGGCCAAGGTTGAAGAAGTGGATGCTGTTATCTCTGATAAGAAAGAGCAGCTTGCAACACTTGACGAATATAAGAAATCACTCATCTTTGAGTATGTAACTGGGAAGAAGGAGGTTGTCTAA